GACGTTCCGCGCAATCCCTGGCCTCTCGTAGGTTCTCGACGACGGGAATCATCTGTGTCCCCGCCCGCCCAAAGAGTTGGATCGCCAGCGCTGATTTCGCCGCGCCGTCCGGTATGCTCTTGAACTTGTCACCGATCTCGAGCATCATCTGGTCCATCGGCTTCAGCATGCCGTTGGCGTCCGTAGCACTTAGCCCGAGCACAGCAAACGCCTTGGACTGAATCCCCGTTCCCGTCGCTGCGGCCTCCATCGACTTTGACAGGAACCGAAAGCCTACATTGAGCTCATCGAGTCCAAGTCCCACCTTAGCCATCGCCGTCGACCAGTCATTGAGCGTTGTCGATGCGATGCCCGTCTTTTGGGAGACCAGTTCAAGTGCAAGAGCATAATCCGCGCTCTTGGCGACCGCGATGCCCATCGCGGCTGTTATCGCAGCTCCGAAAATGGCGGCGCTCTTGCCGACCTCGATAAGCGTGTCGCCGACCTTCTCCGTCGCCTTCGTAACCGTGGCGACCTTGCTCTCGAAGTCGGTTATATCAGCGCCGATCTTTACCCATATATTTCCAATCTCGCCCACGTCAGTTCTCCCCGTAAGGCTTCTCGGCCATCTGCATCCAGAATTTCAGTTTGTTTTGCCGCAAGATTTCGAGTCCGTCCTTTTCGATTTGCGCGAGGTCTTCCTCGCCCCCCTTCCGTTCCCCTTCCCCGTCGTTAAACCGTATCAACTCGTCAGCCGATACCGGATACTTGGCGACTTTGCCTGCCATGTTGATAACCTGGGAGGCGATGAATGCCGCCCGCCGCCACTCCTCACGCTGCCGGAGCTTCTCCTGCTCAAAATAGGCAGAGATCAAGGCAGTGACTTCAGCCGGAGTCATTCGCCAGAATTCCCAGGGCCGATAGCCGATAGCCAGGGCCCGGCTATAAACGTCCGCTAGGAACTTTTTGAAGTCCCAGGGATCGCCAGCCTCGGCCCCGGCTTTTTTTTTGGTTCGCCCTGCGTCGCGGGCATCGACACGTTCATCGCCCGGACAATGCCATCCGTAAATGCGCCGAGCGTTGCGATATCGATGAGCGCCCCCGCTTCCTCAATCGTCAGATCCTTGTTTTCGTGCAGAAGCCCGGCCCATAAGACCGCCCTGAGCGTTTTGATGCTCGTCCCGGTCTTCATGATATCGCCGAGCTTGTCGATAGGCAGGCCGACATCCTCGAGCGCCACGAGGGCGTTGAAGTCATAGCGCAGACTGTGCGCCTTGCCGTCCGCAAGCGTAAGGGGAACGGATTCGCGTGGCATGTTCAGCTAACGGAAGTGACGAGTGCGCCCGTGCCCTGAATCGTGCAGGACAGTTCGAGCATGCTCTCGTAGTCGGCATTCAGGGTCAGCGAAGTGAGATAGCCCGTACCCGTCATGGTCTGGCCGTCCGGGGTCGAGAAAACGATGCTGAGCGTGGCCGGAGACTGCGCGATGAAGTGCTGCTCAAGGATTTTCTTCGAGCCGATGTTATAGGCGTGGCCGCCGTCGATATCGACCGTCCATTCGCGCCGGCCGTTCAAAAACTCACCCCAATTGGATGAGGCACGGGTCGTCACGTCGATGGTTTTCTGCGCGAACTTGACCGAGATTTTCCTCGCCCAAGCGCACGTCCCGCCGCCGACCGCGATTGTGGCATTGAGGCCAGCGACAACATTGATGCTAGGTGCCATTAGATTTTCCTCCTAAGTATAGAAAGGTCTACACTTATTGATTTCTGTAGACGTTTTGAGATAGCCGGAATATGGATTTGAACCATACCCACCTGCTTACAGGGCAGGGATGCAGCCGACTACACTATTCCGGCTTTATGAATTCGGCTGTGTGTGAAAACGGAATCTCAGGATTCCGTGCCGTATAGGTTTTGCGGTTTCGGTGGTATCAACCGAGATATCGCCGTAATCGAAAAGCCCGAGAATCTCGACATTCGCCGAGAGCGTGAGGTCTGCCGACGTGATAGCGCAGACGATATTCTTCATCATCGTCGAGCACTCGAAGTCGCCGAGGTAATCCGACCAGACGTGAAGCGTGATAACGTCGTCCTCTGCCGGTACGCCCCGCGTCGAGAACTTGGCCGACCGTCCCGCCATCGGCAGGCCGACCGTGACATAGGGAAACGCCGTCCCCGGAGGCACGTAATTATAGACACGATAGGCCGAGGTGTCGGGATATGCGGCCAGCCGCGACACGATGCCCGCTATGAGGTCGCCAAGCGCAAGCGTCCTAAACTGTATCGCCATTTTTCTATCCTAGCCGTTTCATTACGATTCGCCGGAGCGGAGCCAAATCCTCACCCTGCCAGCAGGCGGCGCAAAAGTCGAGGGGATAATAGAACGACCATTGGCCCTCGCCTGTCGGATCCGGTTCATCCCGATCCAGAAACAACTTGTCGCTTATCTCAAGGTTCGGCGCATCATGCTCTATGTCGAGGATTGAGTAGCCGTGATCCAACCCCTTGATGATTTCCTTGCCGCACAGGTCGCACGTAATCTGTCTCATGCGAATTGATTGAACACGCCCGAGATATGATGCTTCGAATAGAAGTATTGGCTAGGCGCGTTCCTCCGATGCTGGCTATATTCCATGTTCACCTCCGGCCGGGCGTGGATGCACTTGGCATCGAGACACACGGCGGCTTTCCATTTCGTTTTCGCCATCTCGAGGAAAAAGTCCATGTGTTCATATTCGATCTTGATCCGCTCATCCCAGCGAACCTCGGCAAATAACTCGCGCCTCGCCATGAAGAAATTCGGCACTTGGTCGGCGTAAACAAACGACGTGCCGTCGAGCGTAATCGGCACTCGCGGCATAGCGACTCGGCGTAGGGCTCCATCGGTCACTTCGAGCTGTAATCCCTTGACGTAGCTCTCATTCGAGAAGTACCCGCCGTCCTCGAGCATCACGACGCCCGCCACAAGCCCGATCTCTGGCCGCTCATCAAGAATGTGCCTCATCTTATGAATCGACTCGGCGTCGGCGAGCATCAGGTCGTCGTCGAGCATGAGGATATAGGGCTCCGTCACGGCCTTCACGATCTGGTTCCTGCCGCATGACAGCCCCACGTCATAGGGCAATCGGATAATGACATGCCCCTTATCCTCGAGTTTTTGGTACACGCGCTCTTTTTCTTCGGACGGCCTCGAGTCGTCGGCGATATAGAGCCTGTACGGGTAAGGGAAAAACTGTCCTATCGATTCGAGCGTCCGTGCCAGCGTCTTCTCGCGCATAAACGTCTTTATGCCGATGGCGATGGTATCCTTGGCCCCCGGCTTTGCCACGACGCGCCGGCCACCGCCCTGGATGAGCGCCTTGATCTTCGTCGAGCTCACGTCGTTCGTATAGGGAAAGAACACGACACGCCCGCCCTGCGCCCTCATCCAATCCTCGCCCGGACAATGCTCCCAGTCGTCGCCGTGCACGAGATAGTGCGGCATGATCTTGAGCCGTTCGAGGTCGGCCACGGGGTCTCGGTCGGTCTGCTCTACTACGCGGTCAGCAATCTTCAGCGCCTCGACCATGCGCTTGCGGTCGGCAAATGGGATGATCGGCGTGTCCTTATAGGCCTGCGCCGCCTCATCCGTCAGTACCCCGACGATAAGCCGTGTCCCGAGCCGCTTCGCCCGCTCGAAGATATTGAGGTGCCCGACGTGGAGCATATCCCACACGCCGCCGATGAAGACCGTCTTCCCTCCGCGCTTGAGGAAGTGGCGGTCTATGGCCCGGCAATCCTCCCAAAATCGGTACGCCGGATTCTTGTAAATCCATTGCGGCCCATAGCGCTCGGCGATATACTTCTTCGATGGATGCGGGAGGAAGCAGTCGATACCGTGGAAGCGTATCGGCTCGAGTTCCTTGAAAAGCTCAGCCGCAAAGACATGCGGCAGAAACTCGCCTTTGCCCGTCCAGCGCCCGTCCTCGTCCGGCCCGATAGCGCCGTGCCACCATACGTCGCCGGCGTCGTAAAAGAAAAACAAATCGACCTTGACGCCGTTCATCTTGAAGCTCAACTCGAGCTTCCGCTTCTCATGCGTCCAGGCACGGTAGAACTCGAATCCCGCCGCAATCATATCGGCCTTGAGCGTATCCCACAGCTCTATGTGCTTCGGGTGAAGGCCGATGTCGATATCGGCGTCATAGCTGATAAAATCACCTTCGCGCACGGCCCCGAGTGCCGTCCCCGCCTCAAGCCACCACGTACACTTGGCGCGGTTGAGGACGCCCACGGCCGCCGCGAGCGCCTGTCCCTTCATGTCCTCCGGCGTCTGGTTTCCCATCGCTTCATAACTCAGAGGACGCACCACGTTGAAATCGCTGACGACATATTTTAGGCTCCACTTCTCGCCGAACAGTTTCCATCCGACAGGCCGCTGGCGATATGCGGCATAGTCGGGGCGCGATTCCTGGCGATGGTCGGCAGAGACTTGCGGCGTGTAAGCAACCCGCCATTTCGTCCGGCGCTGGATTCCCATGAAGAAATCGCAATGCTCAAGCGCCGTCTTAAACTGAGCGTCCCACGGATTGTCACGCCAGACCTGGCGCTTCATCATGAAGACGTTCAGGACGAGGTTGCAGATGTAATATTTCACGCCGCCCGGTGTCGTTTGCCATGCCGGGTCGCGGACCTTTTCGATGTAGTGGGTGTCGCCCTCAATATGGACGTTGCCCTCGTAATGCTGTTCCTTGCCGTCCTTGAGGTAGAGGAGGCAGGAGCAGAGGCCGATGGAAGCGTCGGCGTCGAGTACATCGCGGAGCGATTCAAGCCGCGTCTTCTCCGTAAACACCACGTCGTCCTCGACAACCATCAGATACTCATACTCGGGCGGTATCCGCTCAAGCGCCGCATTTCGGACGCCCGACACGCCGAGGTCGAAGTCAAGCTCAAGGTGAGTGCATTTAAGCGCCTTGAGAAACCGCGTCTTTGTCTCGTCCGTCCGGCCATTGTCGCCGACGAATATCGGAACGTCCGGGTAGAACCGCCTGATGCTCTCAACACAGCGGAGGAGCAGATCGTCGCGGAGGAAGGTCGTTACGAGAACGGCTGTCCGGTCAAGTTTCACGCATAATCTCCATGACTAGCGGCTGGCTGAAAACTCGTGCCTTTTCCTTCAGGTGATCCTCCAATTTGTAACCGTCGAG